GGCGTGGGTAGCTTCCTCAACTCGACGGCCACGCTCGACGGCGCCGTTCACAGCCATCTCAACGAGCTCGGCAGGAACGCCGGCTGCGGTCAGAGCAGCGACCTGATCTTCCGAGAGTTTCCCGGAGGTTGAGATCGATTCTCCGTAGCGTTGCATGGCTTCCTGACCAAGAACCGGAGCGAGGTCCGTCGGAGCGGTGGGTTCCTTATCACCGTTGCGGAGCTTCGTCTCAAGTTCCCTGATGCTGTCCGCCATTGCCTGGACGTCCGGGACGCCGTCACGGAGGAACTTCTCGGGGACCGTCACTGCACCATCCGGCGGTGTTTCGACAGGCGGCGTCGTCGGCTCGACCGGAGTGACCGGAGCCGGCATGGCCGGAGTGACCGGCTCGACCGGAGTGACCGGAGCCGGGGGTGCGACAGGGTCAGGAGCGAGCGCCTGTGTCATACGAACGCGGGAAGCCTGCGGGTTGTTGTGGCGCGTACCTGGATTGACCACCATGTCGGGGCCTTTGGGTTTGGCAGGTTCGCCACCGGTACCCTCAACAAAGCTGGGGGTACCGGCGAGACTCGCCTTAGCGGACACGGAAAGTTGCGGGTAAGACATAGTCGTTACTGGTTGGTGGGTTGGGGTTGCGACTGGTTACCGGCCTGTGTCAGCCCTGTTGCTAACGGCCCGGTGGCTTGTTGAAGCATGATCTTCAACTGCTCGTTCTCTTGTTCAAGCTGGTTGAGTTGGTCGACTTCGTCGTCCGTACGGATAGCTCCTGGGATGTCGAGGCCGGCGGACGTCATCATGAACGAGAGGATGACACCGGAGTTTACACGTTTGACGAACTCTACTTGAGGTATCACTTTCATCGCGCTGTCGAACACGACGCTCATTTTCTGTAGGTCCTGACCGCGTGCAAGCGCGTCGATACCAGTGAGTGGTGTCGGCTTGATGTTGTCGGCGACCTTCTTGTTCGAGACCTTACCGATCGAACCCTCGGCCTCCAGGCGTCGAATGACACCCTTCACCCAAGGTAGTTGGAACTCCAAGGAAAGTCGAATGAAGACGCCCGAGTGTGTTGTTTCGAGCTCCTGCGCGAACATGCGGATCTCTTCGGCCGTAACACGCTCGGCGTCTCGGGCGAAGTTGAGAAGGAAAACAGAAGACATGGCACGGGTCATCTCATCCAACTGCTTGGCAGCGGTTGTGAAGTCCGCGTACTTCTGGACTTGAAGGAACGTAACATCACCCTCCTTACCAGCAATCGCTTGACCGTTCTCGGCTTCGTCTAGGTCACGTGGGTCGACGTACCCGGTGGGGTTCACCAGAGGCACGACACGCGCCGCGATCTTTGCACCGTCTGACAGGGACTTGGTGAGACTTTCGATCTCTGCCAGGGTTCCCTGGTACTGCGACAGCAGACTGTTACCGTACGCTTGCTTGGCTTCACGCTCCCAGCGGAGTGCGGCCCACGGCATCGTCTCGGGCGTGTACGACTCTTCTGTTCCGTCCACCGCAAAGCCGTTGATTTCCTGTACCGACTTCCACATGTCGCCATCTTTGTACACCTTGGTGTAGACGGTGACAACCTCGGGCGCAACAGCGCCGGCGCCAAACTCGTTGGGGTCTGGGTGGGTCATGATCCAATCACGGGTGACCGCGTCGATCGTCTGCGAAGTCAACTCCTCTCGAAGCACAATGCAGAGGAGGTTGTCCGAACGGTCACGCTCGACGACATACTCGCGAAGCGTGAAGTACGTGGGCTCCCCGGTCTTGGGGTATCTCGTCAGTACGTTACCGACCACGACAAGCTGTTTGATTACGTCTGCGCCGACAACGCGGAGTTGACTCGAAGCGACGTGCTTTTGGATCTCTCGCTCGATGTCGGCCAAGTCTTTCTCTACAGCAGCCCGGACCGCCTCGTCTTCGGAAAGGACTTTCAAAGCCTTACCGTTAGGGACCATCCGCACAAACTGCGAACCGGCCGGGAAGGTCGCCATAAGGATGCGCGACGTGATGTGGTTGACACCGCGGGCGCCGACCCAGTTGCGAGGCCGCGGCAGCGAGCCACGACGACCCTCCGGAGGAAAGACGGCCGGCAGCGTAAGCATGGCGCACTGTTCAGCAGTGTCGATGTACGGTTGGCGATCCGCCTGTAACCGTTCGTATAGCTGGGAGGCCGTGGTGTTCTCGTAGGGGTTCATCGTGGTTCACCTCCCTAGCTAGGGATGTTGAGGCTGGTTCGGGGGATGTACAACGACGTCTTCGGAAGACCGGCGAGTTTGTCGGCCTGTGCGTTCGCGGTTACCTGTGAGACAGGCGCCTTTGAGACGGCAACGGGCGCGGCAGGAGGCTTCGGAGGTTCGAGGAGTTCGGGGGTACCGGGGAAGCACATTGTGTTACCGGGGTTTGGTGTTTGTCGGGGCCTTCACGCGGATGCGTGCCTGGCTCTGTCGCTTGTGCTGCTCGTTGAGCACGCCGCGTAAAAAGTTGACGACACTCCGGCGACCGGCTCGGTACTGCGAGGCACCGATGTCGACCGTCTCGGCGGTTTCTTCCGGAAAGATCCGGTCAAGTTCGGCAACCAGGTCCGCTTCGATCCGGACACTGATTCCCATTACAGTTTCGTTCATATAAGACTCCTGTTATTTTACTCTAACTTTGCGTTAGGTACTGGGCGAGGCTGTTGGCGGCTACGCGAAGCGTTGCAAGGTCGCTGTTGTTTTCGATGGTGAAGTCCCACGCCCAGTCGTCCAGGTCGTGCTCCGAATCGTGTGTATCTGACGGTACACCGGCGCGGTCTACCTTCACTGTGATGCCTCCCTGCTCCAGGGTTGCCAGAGTCTCGTTCTTGAAGCGTGTGTCCGTAACGATTAGGAAGTCCGGGGCAGGTCGGCGCCGCTTCTTGAGGACTGCGTCGACCCAGATGTTCGGCATGTTTTTGCGCATGATGTCTGTGCCGAAAATCTGGAGTAGTTCGCGGGTCGTTGAAACCGGCCTACCAAGTACTCCCTCGGCGTGACTGCGCACGGAAGGGGGTAGGTAAGCATCCCGTAGTTCACTACGCCCGAACAGGCTGGAAGCCGGCGGCTCGAAGAGAATACTCACAATGTCCTTCAACGCTCGGGCAAACGATGTACGCTCCACCCGAGCTCCGTACGCAGTCACAAGTTCGTGTTCGAGCATACTCCCGAACGTGTCTTTTCCAGTCCCCTTGCGGTGACCGATGGCGATGATTTGGGTCATACTTTGGGCTTCCACTTCATGATTTGTTTCTTCGAGTTCCAGTCACCTTTGCGGCAGATCCGGGCCAAGCGGGCCTGTTGGATCATGTCTTCCTTGGTGAGGCCGGCGGACAGATACTTGTTCAGGACCGCGCTCCAAAGAGTCTTCTCGGTGTGGAGCTTTCCGACAACCTTCTGGGCAGCTACCGGACCGACGCCTTTCACGCCGGGGTAGTTGTCCGTGGTGTCACCGGTCATGGCCTGGACTGCGAGGAAGCGGTTGGCTTCCAGTTTGGTGATCTCGCGGATACCCTCCTCCGGTCGGTCCCAGTTGTACAACGAGCACGGGATCGTTGCGAGGTCCTTGTCGATCGTTGCGACAACAGTACCGGCCGGGTCCTTCGTGGCCTCGATGCCCATAACATCGTCCGCCTCAAGCCCCGCCATCTCCAGACACTCGAAGTGCTCGCGGCACCAGTCCACGAACTTACGGTACCCGAGGGGCTTCCGGGACTTCCGGTTCGCCTTGTAAGCGGGGTACTCCCACTTCCGCCAAGTTCCATTAGGGTCGGAGAAGCACATCAACGGGCGAACATCGCGCTCGTCGAGTAGCCGCCCCACCTCTTTCGTAACTTGGAGGGCGTGGTTGATGATGATCTGTCTGGCGAGCTTGTGGTCGCACGTCAGGCTCCAGTTGTCGTCGTCCCACTCCGTCTCCACCTCTGCGGCGGACGTTGCTCGGAACGCCATAACGTCGGCGTCAATCAGTAGTCGAATCATTGTGGTGTGTGTGGTGTCGTAGGTAAATGATAGACTTCCAGAGGAGGTCGGTCGAGTCGTTGAAAAGTCCGAGGGCTAGGTTGCACCTCCGACACAAGAGGCCGCGTACCGCCCCGGTAGTGTGGTCGTGGTCCACGGCGAATCGCTGCTTTGCTGGGTGGCGGTGGCACACGGCACACTCACCTCTTTGGTAATCGAACAGGGTGTTGAACTCCTGTAGCGTCACCCCGTAACGCCGTAGAAGGTCCTGACTTCGACGACACTCCCGGCAGTCCCCCCGCCGTGAGGCGAAAGAGGTAGCCGGGAGTACGCGTTTGCAAGGACCACGGCACTGTTTGTGGTCTTCGTCCATCAGTGTGTCTTCGACCAGTCGGGGCCGATTTTGTATTCGCCGTCCAGCGGACAGCGTGACTTGAGAATGACTCCGGCCTCACGAATGCACTCAACGGCAAGTTTGCCGAGCGTGTCCGCAAGTTCGGGTACAACCTCGAACTGGAACTCGTCATGAACGTGGGCGAGGTTCGCGTAGTTCTCTCCAAATATCAGGCCGCGGTTAGGCGCCTCTCGGTGGAGTAGGACGGTAGCGAGCTTCATGACATCCGCCTCGAATGAGGTCAGGATGTAGTTCAAGGCGTGGCGGGAAGTCGGCAGAGGTACCGGACGTCCCATGAGTGAGCGGAGGAAACCGCGCTCGTTGTAAACCCCTTCGAGTCCGTCCTTCAAATCCTGGAGACCGACGGTTCGCTTCGCGAAGTTCCGCATGGCTTTGTCACCGGCCTTACGGATAGCGGCCTCGCCTTGCGTGTCCGGCTCGACGGCAGCGCCGAGTAGTTTAGGACCAGCACCGAACAGGTAGGCGTAGATAAAAGTCTTCGCACCGTCCCTGGTCTTGATGCCGGCCGCAACGCGGTTCGCTTCGTGAGGGTCTGCCTCCGTGACAATCTTGACGTACTTGCCGCCGTCGTACGGGGCTAGGTAGTGAGACAGGGCACGAAGCTGGATACCGCTTGCGTCCGCCCCAACCATGACCCAGTTGCCGGGGGTGGCTGAAAAAAGACTGCGACATTCGGCACCGTACTCGACCTTCAAGCTAGGGGTCTGTGCGACGTTCGGGCTTGAGTGTCCACAACGTCCGTGAGGTGTTCCGACGTTGACCACACGTCCGTGGATTCGCCCGTCTTCACCGACCTTCTTGAGCCACCCCTGCTTACCTGTAGCCAACTGCCCGATGCGCTTCTCAAGCATGAGGTAACGCGCAAGCATGTTGGTCTCGGGGAAGCCGAGGTTCTCCAGGACTTTCTCGTCGATGATGGCATTACCGGCCTTCGTGTACTTCTCCGGCTTCCAGTCGTACTTGCCTTCGAGACGTGACACGATCTGCTGCCGAGACGCTGGGTTGAATGGGACCGTCTCCTCTTTGCGGATCTTCTTCACCTTCGTGTAGGTGACCTTCACCTCCGGTGGAAAGAGTTCCTGCAACTTGTCCGCGATCTCCGCACGTTCGGTCATGAACTTCGCGACCAACTCCTGCGCACGATCCACGTTGAAGTGGAACCCACGGGTTTGTTGTAGCGACATGATTACGGCGAACTCCTGTTCAACGTCCCGGAGCAGGTCACTGTACGTCTTTCCTCCGAGGAACAGCCGCAAGGCGACACAGACGCGAACGTCCTGCACGCAGTACATGAGCATGTCCATGTCGAACACGTCCCAGTCGGTGCGCTGCTTTCCGTAGCTACCTTTGTGGATGCCGAGCCTGTAGCCCCACGCTTCGAGCATGTGACTACCGATCAGGTTCCCTGGCATTGGCGTTTGTCCGAGTCGTTTGACGCGGTTCCGAACGCGCATGTCGCGATCCTTCACGTCCGGGACCAGTACTTGAGCGGCGATGTACGTGTCGTAGATGTCCACCTGTTCAGGTGGCTCCCAACCATACAGCCGCTCAAGTACCGGCAAATCGAATCCCTTGATGTTGTGTCCAGAGATTTCCGTGGCCTTCTCAAGAAGTTTGAGGCAGTCCTCGATCGAACCATCCGCCGGTACGCGGTAGTTCTTGTTCGCGAACGTCCACTCCCTACACGAGTCCAGGTCGATCACGCTTACGCAGTGAACGATCAGGTCCTCTCGACTTAGGAATCCGTTCGTCTCGATGTCAAAGTTTAGTCTCATGTCTCTTCTTGAAAAGGGTTGTCGCTTTCGCGATGAGTTTTTTATGGAGCAGGATGTACAAGCGGTCGCTCATCTCCTCGCTCAACGGACACTCAACGCCATGCAGTTCGGCAGTCACTACCGTCGCCTCCCCGGCGTAGCGTAGTTCCGCCGCCAGGAAGACCGTGTTCCAGTCTGTGTGAAGGAACGTAGGCTCATCGAGCAGGTAGTGAATCTCCATCGTCAGTTCGTGATCTTACGGACCCCGCGCATACGGTACGATGTGAACCGCTTACCGTCGACGGTGCGCCACTTCGACTCGATCGGCCAGCCGGCGAGGATCAGTTCCCCGATGCGAGCGGCCAGTCGTTCAACGCCCCACCACGCCCGCGCATCCGAGGAGGACAGGCGCCCGCCGTCGGCGAGGTAGTCCAGGATGAGTTGGCGTTGGGACTTGGAGTAGGTCTGGGTTTTAGCCATAGTTAGTAGTCCTGTTGAGGATCTCCGGTAGCTTGTTTGCCGGCATTACTGTCGGCGGGGAACCCTGTGGGCTCGGGTACTGACTCCATCCAACCAGTCTCGTCATTGTACGAGACGTAGCCGGCAGGTCCAACACGTCCCGTACGCCTGTTTTTCAAGATGCGCACGAGTGTGATGTTTTGCGTCCCGTCCGTCGCCTGTTGGTTACGTTCGAGACCGATGCAGATGTCGGACAGTTGCCCGATCGAGGCCGAACCTCGTAGCTGTGACAAGGACGTACGGCCACCTTCTTCGTGCGGGATACCTTGCGGGCGCTTCAAGTGCGAGATGCAGATTATTACCGCGCCGGTCTCTTCGGAGAGGGACCGTAGCTTCGTCATAACGCGGTCGATTGTCCGCCGCTCGTCCTCTTCCGATTCGAGATCAGATACGAGGATTGACAGGTGGTCCAACACAATCACGTCACACTGGAGACCGACCCGCATGAAGCGGACTTTGGAGAGTAGGTTCTTCTCACCGACCGAACCCCAGTCGTCGTAACAGTACAGCTTGTCTTCGAAGTAGGCCCGCCCTTCTTCCCAACGTGGATGCTCGTACGGTGCTGAATACGTACCGTCCGGCCGTAGGTCCTCCCAGATGTCAAGTCTCTCCCGGATGTGCAGACCGACGAAACCTGTAAGGCTTCGGTCGACGCTTTCTTCCAGTCCGACGTGACCGACGCGGAGTCCCTGCCCGATGAGATCGTAGCTAAACTGCCTCGCGAACTCGGTCTTACCCATCCCGGAACCTCCGCACACCATCCACAACTGGCCGCGTACGATGTGACGCGTCTTGGCAAACAGTTCTTTTGTGAACGGCATCGCCAGGGGTTGTAGTGCCTCACCTGCCATCATCTTCTCGACGATGTCGGTGACCGATAGGATACCGTCGGGTCGGTAGGGACTCGCGTTCCAGAAAGCCGTCACGAGTGCCGCGGTGTTTCCCTTCTGTAGGGCGTCCGACGCATCCTTGCAACCGTTCGGTAACCGTGCGATACATCCCTTACCAGGTGAGAGTAGCTGGGCGACTTCCGCCGCCGCTTCCTGTCCCGCCTCATCACCATCGAACATGATGACAACGCGGTCGAAACTCTCTACGAACTCCAACTGCGCGGCGACTGCTTTCTTTGCACCGCCGGCGCCGTTCGGTACGGACACTACAGGCCACTTCAAGTCCTGGACCTGCGACATAGAAAGTGCGTCGAGCTCTCCCTCGGTTATCACGAGGTTCCTCCCGCCTTTCGCCCACAACCACTGACCATACAGGCGCATCGCCTTCGGGTTACCGAGGATGGTGAACTTCTTGTCACGTGTTCGGACCTTCTGGGCAACTACGTTTCCTTGGTCGTCCAGGTAGTTTGCAACCTGGCGACCATCCTCAGTCACACCGTACTTCCAGAATCGGCACGTCTCTTCGTTGATGCGCCGCTTCCCGAGTGGGGTGTAGGTGACCGATAGCAGACCACCCTTGTGTTTGTCCTTGGGTGGCGTAGTTTCAGTGTTGTCCATACGTCCCTCCATTTGGTTGGACGTCCAGTACTTATCACAAGAGAAGCAGAATCCGTGGCCGTCGGTGTAACGACCACAAGCGTCGGAGCTACCACAGTCGAACTCGTCCGGACAAGGCCCGTGGCCGATCAGACTACTGGCTGTCTCCTGGTTGCTCATCGGTGGTCACCTCCTCGGACTTCTTCGAAGCCTTCGTGGCCTTAGCCTTCGCGGGCTTGTCGGGTTTGGATTCCTCGGCGGCTTCTTCGCGGTCAAGTCGCAGAGCTTCCGCCAACTTCTCGGCAAGTTCTCGGACTGCGCGGAGGTCTTCAAGCACAGCGTAGCCGGAGTCGGTGCTGGTACTACTGTACACATCGCCAACGTAGAGTGGGCGGACGGTGTCGATGAAGTCGATCAGTGCGATCGGGCAAGTGGATGCGAACAGCGGCGTCACGCGGCCCATCAGAACGTAGGTTTTGATGGGGGAAGCGGAGTAGGTTGGTTCGATGCGGCTCATTTGGTTTCTTCCTTGAAGTCTGTCTCTGTGATGTGAACGATGCGGACCTGCCAGACAGCACGCCCCCCTTTCTTGAGTGGCTTCTTGTGCCACCCGTGGATGTCGATTGTGCCTCCGGCCTGTAGCCAGCCGAGGGCGCGTGGTTCTGCGAGGATCTTCTTCTTCCGTGCGGACACGCAAGAGTACGAGGTTGTCTGAACGAGCAGGATGTCCTTGATAGGACGCCGAGCTCCGGGACGGAATGCGATGATGTCCGCGAAGTTGTAGAGGTCCTGGCGGATTCCCCTACCACCCCCCGGACGTGGTGCGAACCGGTTCCAAACTTCAACGACGGCCGGATCGTAGCCCTCATCTCGTAGCCACTGGAGGGATCGGGACGTTGGGCTAGGCGCCATGAAACCACCCCCTCACCCAGTCCGTCACCAGTGCGCATCCACCACAAACAACAAAGGCGGTACACACAGTGGTAACAAACAGGATGACAGGAATACCCGGGGGTTCCCCGAGCGTGGTCACGCATCCCCGTTTTGTGGGGAGCTTCATGGTTAGTAGTCGCTCGCGCCGTCGGAACCCGAGCCGCTTTCCGTACCGTCTTCGAAGCCCGAGCCTTGCTCGACGAAGCCGTCCTCGACAACGTCGAAGCCCTCAGCCGTTTCGTCGCGACCGCCACCTTGACGCGCCTGGATTACCTGGACCTTGCGGAGAGTGAGTTTCACGCCGCACCCGAGGGATGTGTTCCACCAACCACGAGCGTCGAAGATGATTCGGATCTCGGAGCCACCGCCGATCTCAACCGTGGTGGGTTGGAGGTTCGAGTCGAACAAAGCCGGCGAGAACTTGTACGTCTTGTTCTTCCGCTTCGAGAACACCTCGGCGTCCAGTCGGAAGTTGAACAACGTGTAGCCGGTGAGGTCCTCGGTCTCTTTGTTGTCCTCGTCGCGCTCGTACTCCTCGGTGTAGCCGACGTGACCGGAGTCCTTGGACTTGGACTTACCGTTCTCTTTGATGCTGTTCGCGATGTTTGCTTTCTGGACAGCGTCGATGAGTTCGATCAGGTCCTGGGTCGCCTGGTCGTCAGTCTTCAAGCGGAGCAAGGTCGAGTAGCGCGGGCCTTTGTCGTAGCCCTCGATGTTGGGCATCGAAGGGCTGTTCAGGTGGGGGAACACGGCGATACCCGCCGACGTGATGATGTTCTTGATCTCGGGAGCCTCGTCCGTGGGGATGGGGCCGTCCAGGTCTTTCAGGGACTTGATGATCTTGGAGCTTTTAGCCATTGGTTTTCAGTTGAAATAGTAGGTGGATTGCAGCACTTCCGAGGGATCGAGATCCCCGTACTCGGGAAGGTCTGGGAGTGGTGAGCCGATCTGTTCCTCGAAGGACTGCTTCACAGTTCCGAGGATGTCGGTGGAGAACATGGACGCAGTCTCCTCGCGGAGTACAGTCCCAACCTCAGCCGCTGTTGCAGCGTGAGAGGTGTAACAGTCGTGGACAACGCCCAGGTGGGTGATGCCCCGGCCGCGAAGTGAGTTCACCGTGTTGACCAGGAGAGCAGAGTCCAGACTGTGGATGAAGTTCGGAGGAAGTCCGTTCGACTGCCTCTTAGTGTCCACCTTGTCGGTCTCTTCCCAGTAGTTACGGTGAATGCGACAAGAGCGGCCGACCATCGTCGTTACCCTCTTGGCCTCGGAGTGGCGGTAGTCTTGTTGTACCCGGAACCCGCTTGGGGTGTCCCAGTACAGGCCGACTCCGGCGGCAGCGCCCAGAGACGCGGCCTTACGTAGCCAGTCCATCGCCTCGATCGACGAGCGGATCACAGTCCCCATCGCTTCCCACAGAACAGTGGCAAGCATGACGATGTGTGAGTTAGCGTCATCGAGCGGGGGGTTTTCCCAGCACTTGTTTTCGATCAGGTAGTCGTAGTACCATTCGTCTGTGTACTTGCGTGTCGAGTACCTGGTACCCCCGTACGGGAGGACCATAACAGGTCTCTTCGCAAGTGAACGGCTCAAGGAACCGTCCGTGATTGACAGCCAGTTCCGCGCAAAGCGTGGACCGAGCTCGTCGGCGTCCTCGGTCTTACCCCGAGCCCCGATGAATGCCCTACGCCGCCCCTCCATGATGTCGATCAGGTACTTACTAGCAACGTCGGCGACGTCCTGGTAAATGTCCTGGCGTTTACCGGAGGGAGTGACGTTAGTAGCATTAGCACCAGTACGGTCACGTAGTAGGAGGGAGTAAATCTGGAGTCCGGAGGACGTTGCGTCTTGGCTTACAGGAAGTGTTGATACAAGAGTTGTACCGTTTCTAGTACATTCCTCTAAGCGTTGCTTCTCGAAGCAAAACGCAAGGAACTGCCAGGGTTCAGATGCCTTTGTCCAATCTCGACAGTCGAGTGGATCGTTGGCAACACGCGTTATCATACCTAAGTTTTTCCTTACCCAGTCCACACGTTCGTTGAGCGGGGTCTTGTCCTCCCCAAACACGTTTGCTCCGTGTACATCGAGGGCCATCCGGGCAGCGTCGTTGTCGATCGGGAGACCTTCCGCGAACTGTAGGAGACCGCGGCCTAGGTCCGTACCCTGCGGGGACATACCGCACGTAGGGATGGGGTAGACGCGGGACCGGAAGTCCACCTTGTGTGGGTACCAGAAGGGCTGGTGTAGGAACGTACGGGCCGTATCATACGCGGCCGATACAATAGCGCGGTGGCTTGTGAGCTCGGTGTTACGCGTGTGAATGCGACGTGCGCGGCGCTTCCACTCCTTGACTTCCTCGCTTCCCTGAATCCACTCCCGAGGAGTGGGTGGTAGCTCGATCGGATTGACGGGCGGGAGCCCAGCAACCTCGTTACCCTCGTCTTTCCAGAGGTGGGCGAACGTCTCGAACACATCCCGGTTGACCGCCCACGGAGTTTCTTGGACCGTGTTCAGTGCGGCGTAGACTTTGGGGACGTTCTCGGCAGTGAGGTAGCCCCGGTGCGTCTTGGATGTCTTACAGATCGGCATCCGCCGGATGATGTTGGTGTGGTACCCGCCCACGAACTGCGACTCCCACGGGAGGGGAGGGATGACAGTGGGTAGGAAGGTGGCGACGTTGTTGCGACCAAACTCGGTGGCCTCTTTGAACCACGCCTCAGCCTCGGGTGTAGCAACTACGAGGAGTTCCTTCTCAAAGATCCGCTTACCCCCACGGCGCCGCATCTTGCTGATGCTCTTGATGCGGATGATCTTGGTTTTCCTCGCGACCAACTCGACCAGCACGGTACCGACCCGGAGGCGGTCGGCCCGTGTCCAGTCTTCACCCCACCCGAACGCTTTCACCGCCTCGGCCTTGTTCGCCATGAGGGTGAGGGACTTGTTCAGGTGCTTCCAGTTCTTGGACTTGTCCTTGACCGCCCGCTTGAGTTCGAGCCACGTGTCGGGTTCGTGCTCCGCGATGTAGCGGAACCTGGCCTCGGCACGTAGCTCGGACGCAATACGGAAGGCGATGGACCGGTAGTCCCTTACCTGTGAGAAAGAGTCGAGGATGATTTGACACGCGATCAGTGACGCCTGTTCGTACCCGACCGTACGCAACTGGTCGAGCACGATGGGGAAGGTCTTGTTTCGGTTCTTGGACGCGGCTAAGTCCCAGTCAAAGAGCGCGGCACAGACATTGGAGACTGAGCTACGCAACAGGTGGTTGCCGGCTGGTGTTGTTGATTCGCGACCCATTTCGAGGGCGCGGCTGTACCGTGAATCGTAAGTTGCTTGACCCATCGACCGCATCAGGCTGTCGATTTCGTCTTGCGTCTTGGGCGTGTCAGTCAAGTTCTACTCCTGGGTTAGACGGGTACGTATCCGGTGTTGGTGATCGTGCCGATGGTGACCGCGGTACCGTTGAAGGTCTGCTTCTGCTTCACAACGATCGGCGCGTTCTTGGCGAACACGTTGGTGAAGTTGAGGATCGGGTTTCCAATCACGATGATCTGGTTACCTTGGCAGACTGGCATGTCGAACACCACCTCTTCGAAGTCGACCTTGTACATCCCGTGGATCTGCATGATCTGTTGGTCGCTGGCTGCGGACCGCAGAACGACACGCTTCAAACTGGCGTGACGCTCGTACGTATCTCCGGTACCTTCGTACCCTTCGAGGAGGAGACAGCCAGTGCTAAAGTCCTGCTCGTGTTTGAGGAGAGCCACGTCCTCAAGGATGACACTGTTACGTGCTGAGAAGAATGAGTACGTAAACGCCTCGCGAGGCATGTGCTTCGTACCCGAGCGGATACCTAAGACCCGGCGGAGGATGACGGGTAGACCTGGCGTGAAGTCGACGGTCGGGTTAGGGGTTTCATGGACGTAGGCCGAGCCTGGAGCGACCTTCGAGATCGAGTAGTCATCTCGCGTCGTCGTTTGGACGTCCTGTCCACCGCAGTTCACGAACACACAATCCTCGACGAGGAGTGCGTGGGGGTTTGCCGGAGTCGCGCCGTTGATTCCGACGAGCGAACCGTAGATACCATGCTCTTCCAAGATGTCCTTGAACAGGACCTTACGGAAGGTGACACCGTCGCGGATGCCGTACTGGCGGATACCCCACCGGTTCGTGTTGCGGATCTGACAGTCGTGCATCTCCCAGTTGTCGAAGTAGTCGTAGCTACCACCAGTTCCGGGGACGTGGACGAAGGAGCTCGTCGGGGCGGGGAGTTCAGTACCCGGTTCCACTCCGCCATCCCAAAGTGTGTAGGCAACCCCGCCGGACTGGGGCACGGTCCAGTGTCCTGCGTAGAAGTCGGCGGGAACAAAGGGTACGTACTGGTCGGCGTACTGATCCTCGACCGGGAACAGGATGCTCCACGGCAAGACCGAGAAGAGGTTGGACTCGATGGAGTCGATCGTGACGGCGGCGGGCGGGTAGGTACCAGCCTCGTATCCGGCCACACGCTGGAGTGCTTCGGTTGTGACACCGACGGAGGCACTGTAGGCAATCGTTGCCTCGGTCCAGTCAGTTGCTTGGAATGCCGAGACCATTTGGTTCTGTACCCCGAGGGCGGCAGCGACAAGTTCGGAAGTCGTGAGGTTTGCGTACGCGGTCATTGGTTTTGTTGTTTGTTGAGGTTCAGGATTGCTTGCTGCTTCTCGTCGGAGGCAGCGTGTACGTATCGCATCGTCATCTGAATGTCGGAGTGTCCGAGTAGTTCGGCGATGACGTGAATGTTAGTGCCGGCCCTTGCAAGACGTGTGGCGAAGGTGTGGCGAAGTGCGTGAGGGACGAAGCCTTCCTCGTCGAGGTGGCTGAGTGTGCGAGCACGCTTCCAGACACGTGAGAACGTGGTCTTCGAGATGTCCGAGAACGGTCCACGGTTTCCCGTACATAGGGTGAAGAGTTCGTGTCGACACGGGATGTCGCGGGGCTTCCCGGACTTGGAGTCAGGGATGCGGATCAGTGTGGCATCGGTGATTGCGTTTGGGTCGGCTACCTTGATGTCCGTCCACTTGAGTTTCAGTAGCTCGGACAGGCGCATACCTGTCTCCCACAGTACGCGGATTGCGCGACCAACCTGGGTGTTGAGCTTGTAAGCACCCTCTCGGATCTTCTCGAACTCTTCGTCCGAGACCACCCGAGTGCGGCGCCCTTTCTCTTTCATCCAGACAAGTCCGGGGATCTTGGGGTGAGGGTACTGCTCGAACGTGAACGCTGTTGCAATCACAGCAGACACGGCGGCGACCCTTCGGTTCACTGTTGCCGGAGATAGACCGTACGTAGTCATCTTGTCGCGGAGCTCCAGTGCCTCGGATACCTTGAAGGACCGGACAGGAGCGCGAAGTCGTTTGGGGTCTTGTTCGAAGAACGCTAGAGCATTCTTCCGGGAACGTTTCCCGTCCTTCTGGTGACTCCAACGGGTCACGTACGTCTGTTCGATTGCTTGCTCTACTGTCCAGTCCTTGGTTTTCATTTTAGTGCCATCGTGGTGTGGTTGGAAAGGCTCCGTCGACAGTGTCCCCCGCTACGTACCAGTAGCAAGCAAGGACTGTCATGAACAACATGAGCGCGAAGAAGATGAGGGCGTCCCACTCGGGTGGTTCGCCATTTGTTGACTCGTCATACGCTGAGTATGTCATGAAAGCACCGGGGCGCCGTACTGTTTGATCCAATCCCGGAGTTTGTGGTATGCGGAGGACAAGAGGCGATCGACCCTGGTAGCGGAGACACCCAGTGCGATAGCGGCCTTGTTGCGGTTGGCCGCAAGGGCCGGGATGATGTGGACCTGGTAGAGCGCCGCCCGCTCCATTGCAGACAGCGAGGTGACAGTCGCGATCCACCTGTGAAGTGTACCACCAGTTCCCTTCTCGTTCTGCTCATTTTGCTCGGCGATATCGGAAGGTCCTGGGCGCGGGTCCTCCGGGTGCATGTCCTCGGGTAAGTCCTCGGGCCGTCCCTGCTTTGCCATGTACCGCTTCGTCATGCCCCGACGTTTGACACCGGTGATGTCCCCGTCCTCCGCAAGGATGGTAAGGGCCTCCTCGTACGCGTACTTCCAGACGTAGGCGAGTAGGTTTGTACCTGCGGTCAGGTCCGCCTTGTTTGCGGCGATTGTGATCGCGGTGAACACCGCCGACGAGATCGCATCGAACGTCGGTTGGGTGTAGTGCTTCCGGATATGCATGATGAGCTTAGCCGGTATGTTTACCTTGAACGCGGCCTCGATCAGGTCATTCGGGGTGTCGGCGCGTAGTTGTGGAAGGGAGTTCATTGTGAGTTCCGGTGTTGGTTGGTCTTACGGGACTTGTGGGCACGTTTGTTTTTCTTACGAGTGATGGCGTACCACTCGTCGACCTGCGCCGCCAACCCGTCGGGGAAGTCGGGGACGTCGTACGCAGACTCGCGTTTGTCGTAGTCAAAGAATCCCTTGAAGAGTCTGGATGGGTCGAAGTAACCTCGGAAGAGCGCGGTGATGTCGGACCACAGTTGCTTGAGTTTGGTGAACATTCTAATCCACCTCCGCTTCGGCGAGGGCTTCGTCGCAGATGTCGTCGTTCTCGTCCAGGAGGCCGGCGCCACGGAACACCATGTACTGTCGGTGGTACGCGCCCTGGAGGTGTGAGAGTGTACCAGACTTGGCAAGATCGGAGAAGAGTTCGAGGACTTGACGAGGACCGAGCTCACCAGACTCGTAGTCCATGATTCGGTTGACGATGTTGGTGGCGTTGTTGTCGTTTGTGTTGCTCATGGTTGGTTCAGATTTTGCTGGGGTTGGTGAGTGCTTCGAGGAACGTGGAGATGTAGAAGGGTAGCTTGCGGCCGCTTTGTTTGGTCAAGGCAAGGATGCCGGACGCGGACGCCGGGACGTCACCCTCGTCAAAAGTAGATCCGCTCGGGCAGGTGTACACAGTCTTGGTTCGACGGGCTCGGACTGTGACGTACTCGTGATCGTCGCCGTACTCGACTACGAATCCATCCGGCGCCTCGGTGTCCTGCTTCGGCGCATCACACGCCTGCTTAGGCGCATCACACGCCTGCTTAGGCGCATCACACGCCTGCTTCCACTGTCCCGGACGTGGGTGGAGGTAGCCTTCCTCGATGGCGCCCCGGTTTACTAGGGTGCGGCGGTTCGCTGGGCTCGTAGGTGCTTTCACGTACCAGACTCCTTCCAAGGCGTCGTAGGAACCCTTGAGCGAGAGCGCAAGAGGGTACTGACCACACCTATCAATGACCGGGCGTGCGCCTTGGTTTGCGTCCGAGTACCAATGGTTGCGCCATTCAATGGCGTGTTGGAAGTCGTCGAAGACGAGGATTGGAAACTCGGGTGAGAAGACCTTAGCTGGTTTCGGTTTGTTTTCGTTGTACATGGTGGTACCTACTTGGTGGTGGTTTGGTTGTTGGCTTTCAGGATGATTTGTTCGACGATGTCGTCGAGACTGACGAGCATACGAGCGGCGCCGTACATGAGGTTTGCGAAGTCGTTCGCCTCTTGGATGGAGAACTCCACCTCGTCGTCGGACTCGCGGGTCCTGCTTGTGATGTAATGGTAGCGTTTGAGGAGCTCGGAGGCAAGTTCCAGGACGGTGAACTCAACGTCGATCGGCTCGTTGATGGTGATATGTGCGGTTGGAAGCACGGCTTGGAAGGTGGGCTCGGACATTGGTTGGTTGGTGGTGTCGGTGGTGTCGGGGACAACAATACGGAAACTCCGCGCGCAACAAAAGGTGCATACTGATCCGGCGGTGTTCGAGGATTTGGTGCGGTCGTAGTTTCTGAGTTGGACAGTACCCCTACGTGGGCAGTGTTTCGCGGTACAGATGAGTAAGTCCCGCTCATCCTGCGCCCAGCGGTCCGTCTGTGCTCGCACGCCGTCGTCGAAAAAGTCGTAGCTAGAGTTGCATTGCTCTCGGTTGCCCTTACGGATCTCGTTCGCCTTGGAGACGGTGATGGTTGCCTTGGTTTGCATGGTTTCAGGTGGCGGCGGTAGTGGCGGTGGCGGTGTGGTACGAGTTGTCGATCTCGATCTCGATCTTCGTAAGGTCCGGTACGTCCGGGTACTTGTCGCTCTGGTTGGGAGTTTGGTTGTTGTAGGTGAAGTTCACGGAGCGTGTGTCGAATCCCCACCCATCCTTGGTGTCGAGTCGCCAGATCGTAAGGACCGATCCGTCGGAGTACACGTAGTCGGTCCATACCCGGCGGCTGGCGCGGTGGATGGAGTAGTAGGGGACGTCTCCGACTTGCTCCCACGTACCGATTGGTCCAAAGTAGTCGTTCAGGAATCGGTGGACACTCTCCGCTTGGGACAGCGCAAGCGGGTTGTCCTCGACGAAGTGTGCAATGAAGAACTCGAAGCGATCATGGGAGGTAGAATCCCCGACCATGATTTCAATGTCCATGCCATTTGCGTCAGCTATGGTCACCCTTCCGGTTTTTATGTCGTGGAGGTCTTGCAGTGCGCTGAGTCCCCCTGGCTGGAGCGGCATGACGTCAACGAGTTGGCGGTGTCTGCGCAGAAGCGCAGCGGCGGATGCCCACAAGTTGTGGACGACGCCTTGGAAGGAGTCTGGGATGAAGCAACCCACACCGCATCGGTTTCCGTTGCCTTGGTTGTAGTAGAGACATTGGGCTTCGATGTGGTCATCGCTGATACACCGCGTACCGTTGTTGCGGGTGAGGAGGGCGTTCCGGAAGGAAGGGATGGTCCACCCGTTTGTGAGTACGTGCCGTTTCGGCGCTTGCGGGTAGCTTATGAATGAGATGTCCATGGTTCAGATGGTGGTGGGTTCAGATGGTGGTGGGTTCAGATGTCGAGGTACCCTGTCCGATCAAGCGCCGGACTTGAGAGGATACGCCACACGGCGCAGAGTATTTCCAGAATCATTGCTCGGTGGTTTCGTGCTCGGTGACGCAGTGCTCGGTGAAGAACCTGAACCGCTCATGGGTGTCGAGTTCTTCGCCATGCTTCATGTCCTTGATTGTGAAGAAGTATCCGTCATTGTCCGGGATGTCCACCCGATTAGTGTTCGTGTCGTGGATGGATTGGAGGGCCGTGAGTCCACGTGCTGCCCGAAGGTCGGTACGGTTGTTCAAAAGCGGCATCTTGTCCACGAGGTCCGGGTGGTCTTTGAGCAAGGCGCCAACACCGCCCCGGTTTCTCATCCCTGGATGTCCGTCCGGGATGAAGCATCCGACCCCACAGTGGTTGCCTTCCTCGTCCTCGTACAGACAGTGGGTGACGAGTTCACTATACGCCCGCTTCCCCTTGTTTCGGGTGAGTAGCGTTTGGAGGAACTGTTCCTTGGTGAGTCCGGGGCGGAGGACGTACCGTTTGAACGGCTTGTGGTTGTAAATGAATGAAGCAAGATGCATGGTTTTCTCCTGTTAGTTGTTTTCGGCTTCGTGGGGGTTCACTACTACTACTACTAGCCTCCGATGTAGAGGTCAGGGCAGCAGCGAACAGGGTGTCCGTCGAGTCGGGCGTAGAACTCCCCGCCTTTCCACTCGCCCGCGCCGTTGTCGTCCAGGTCCTCGGCGAGGGTGTGTGTCGGGGAGGACGAGTACCCGGTACTGTATCGCCCTTCCTCGTCCGCGCTCTCGCCGGGTACGATCTCTGGGCGGGGCTCGCAGTCGCCGAACTCCGGGAAGCTCGGGGTCAGTCGGTCCAGTTCTTGGTCGTCGTCGTCCGGGTCCAGCCACTCAACGTACCATCCGAGCTTCCAGTCGAGAAACCCGCTCTCGGCGAGGTCATCGAGCTTGTAGACCTCGGGCGATCCGTAGTTTGACGATCCACGAGGGTCACCCCCATAGCGTTGGATCGTCACCGCGACGAGTACGTCCTCTGACGAGTACAGCCAGTCGCACTCGTCCGGGGAAGTGAACACGGTGAACACGAAGTCACGGTTGAAGTCGTTCTCGCAGTTATACGTGTTATCCCTGACCTGCTCGACGTACTCGGGCAGGTCACAGGCGACAGGGATTCGCAGGTCATTGTCCCATCCCTCGCCGTCGTTTTCGGGGGGCGACTCGATGTCGTCTAGGTCGGGGAGTTCCAGTGGTTCCCCGAGGGTACGGGACAGGAACTCTTCAGTGTTGATGAGTGCCCCGAAGAGGTCAGTGCAGCCGTCTTCAGGCGTGAGGATGAGCGGGCGGTTTTCTTGTGTCATGGTTCCTACTACGGGTGGGTGTCGGGAATGTTTCGGGATTCTGCTAGTTTTCTTCGTCCTCGTCCTCGTCCTCGTCGTGCTCGTGCTCGCACTCGTCGTAGTCGTGCTCGAACCGGGGCGAGAGTTCGTTGGCGTCCAACATGTCAGCCACATCGGCGCTCGACATGTAGCTCAACGCTGCTAGGAGTAGGTCTCGGGCGTTGAACCCGTACCCGGCGTCGACTAGACCTAGTGCGAACGTGCGCGGCGCTTCTTCGAAGGCTTTCTGACGTTCCATATACGATTCACAGCTTTGGCAGGGCATTTAGTTTCCTTGGTTGGTTGGTTGGTTTCTACACCTCTTAGATGAAGCACACCTTGACTTCCGCTTCGCGGACCAGTACCGCCTCTTGAGAGAAGGCAGTACGGAGTCGCTCGGCGAGCCGAAGAGCGCCAGCTTGGAACTCGCTTGCTTCACGGACAGCCGAGACGTTGACAGACGGTTCTTGGATCGGGCTTCCGTCGGCGTGGCTCCAGATACCGCGAGCTTCCGTGACTGTGCAGCCAAATGGGAAGTACAGTGCAGCCAAGTCGCAGATGCCGTGGAGTGAGCGCCGCTTTGAGAGTTCAATCACTGGGCCGAGTTGCCGGAGGTATTCGTGGACTTCCGCGCAGTTCCCGTAGTCCTCGTCTGTTTCGTATCCGTGGGTGCTGCCAATGTGGTCGATGACGTCTCGGGCAGCACGTTTTCCGTAGGCGCTCAGAGTGTTCGAAAGTTGTGCCACCTTGTGGGCGAGTTTGGCGCCTTCCAAGGCGTGGTCCCGGAGCGGGTTCGGAACTGTCAAGCCCACGGTGATGTCGTACTGGATCATTTTCTGCATGGTTTTCTCCTGTTTAGGCGCTGTGGTAGAGGATGCCGGAGTCGATGACAGTCTCGACATTGTGTTCGTAGCAATCTTTCACGAAGCGACGTTGTTCCGTGGGAAACACTCCGTAGGTGGCGTGGTACTTGACTTGACCGTAGAGCTCGGCCCAGAGAACTTTGCGAGCATCGTCGCCGTCGATCTTGGACATTGCGTAGTGTGCCACACGTGTTTCGCCTTCGGCGTCAAACTCCGCGTTCAACTCCAGATGGTGCCAGTCGTGCCAAGCACGGGCAAGCCAGTTCATCCAGCTTTTCTCCCAGATGGTGTTGTCGCTGTTTGCCACGTCGACAGGGATGATGCGCTGGTAGACCGGACCGTTTGGCTTCACAATCCGGCCTGCATCGAGGGTGCCGCCGCTGCTGTGGGTGTTGATTCTCAGGTACGCTTCCTTCAGCTCCTTTAGGGAGGAAGGTGCGCCACTGGTCAAGGCGAGGCCGAGAATGTTTTCCCGAGTGCAGAGTTCCTGGATTTGTGATGCCAGGTCCCAGACTGCATTGTCAAATGTGACGTGCGGCATGTTAGGCTCCTTTGATGGTATGGGACTCAAGAGCGACGGCGGCGGCAAGCGCACTGTCCAGAGTCTCGGTGGCGGCGAGTGTGATCGTACCGTTGGTGTGCCAGAACGGGCGGAAGTAGTTCGCGGCCGCTTTCCCGAGTTGGTCGGCGATGGCCACCCACGCTTCCTCCTCCGCCTTGGTGCCGGAAGCGTGCTTCCGAATATCGGCGGCAAAGCCTACCGCGAAAGCCGACACCGTATGGGTGTTATCGGCGTCGTTCGTTTTGACTGATACGGAGAAGTGAATGTCCATTTGTGATTCCTGTTTCGAGGTTCCTTTTCAAAGGCGCCGGATCAAGCGTGCAGCAACATCCGGCGCCGCTAGGCTACCAAGCCTAGTGACAGGGGCACGGTTCCTACATTTCGCCATCGGTCACCGTGCCACAGACCTTATACTGCCTCTCCACACTTGCGGCGCATGATTTCGGTCTGCCGTTTCTACTAGCCGTGCCTTTGACCCGTGAGCCCCCCTCCCGTTGCCAGCGGGACAGTGACGTGCGGCCAAGTGTCTCCCAAGCGTAGCCGGGCGCTCCCTCCACGGGATTGCAAGCGACGTACTCCGACGGTCCCTATGGGACGGGCGACTAGTGTAATGAGTTTTCAAAGAGCGCGGGGCTTTCCCCGTCACGGTCCTGTATTCGATCTAGTGTTCGCTTTATTTCCGGCTACTTCGATTTCTTTTCGGTGTCCCGGTTTGGGATCTTTCCGTTTCGAAGTGTAGGTGCCGTGTCCTTTGGTGGCCGATTGTGCGTCCGTCACCGAACCATAAAGGTCTCAGTCGTGACGAGTGCGCGGCCGTCGAAGGACGTGAGCGGACTTGATCGGATTGTCAAAGAGCGCGGCGGGCTTTCCCGTCGTCATGACCCCTTATTCGGCGCGGGCCTCCGAATATTTCCGACATTCTCGGATTTTTTCGGGGAGGTCGCCGGATTGTAAGGGAGCGGGTCACGTCGGGCTTTCCCGTCGTCATGACCCCTTATTCGGCGCGGGCCTCCGAATATTTCCGACATTCTCGGATTTTTTCGGGGAGGTCGCCGGATTGTAAGG